AATCCAATTGTCCCTATGCTGCTTGCTACTGAAGTCACTGGTCTCTTTCGCAAAATGTTGCGACGCAATATTTATCAGGTAAAAAAAAATAGGGCGAAAAAAAAACCCCTCTTTCGAGGGGCTTGAAATGTTACTGTAAGCTTACTGTTATTTTGTATCCTTAACATACTTATGGATATTTAAAGCTTTTAATACTTTGAGATCGTCAACAATACCCGCATATGGGTTTGTTTTTTCTTCACTTAAACGATCCATTGCACTAAGTACTTCACGAAGAGCCATTACCATTTGGCTAGCTGGTTTTTTCTTAGTACCACTAGAACCACTAGCTTTTGCAGTCTCAAGGGATTGCATCGCCTTTTTGATATTGCTATAGGTATTGTCTACAGCATCTTCAATCAATACTTTGCGAGTGGCAATTTGAACCTTACTCAAGCTTTCAGGATTAGAGCGAATAAGCTTTTTAGAATCATCATCTAAACCCTCAATAATGAATCCACAAACTGTATCCCGAAAAGCTAATAGGGACTTATCCTTTTCTGACTTGCCTACAAAATGGTGAGAGCGCTTACCATTAGAGTAAAGCTTATCGCAAAGCTCTTGATTCTTTTTGTTGCTAGTTTGCTTAAGACCTGCTAAAGCGCTAATCAAAGCGCCTTCGTCCTTTGATACTGTTAAGACGGGATTGCTAGGTATTGGCTCGCCTACCATTGCCTTAACCTGTTGACCCAGAGCCGATATTACTGGCTCACCACTTGATGTTAATGGTGTTAATGCTTTTTTACTTGATTTCATTTTAATACTCCTGTAGTGATTAAGAAAATAATCTGAATCAATTTCGATTCATTAAATACAGTATAGCATAGTATGTTATAGAATGTCAAGCTTTAATAGATTCCCGTAAGCTTACAGGCAAGCTTGTACGCTAAGGGTTTACCCTGACCCCACCCCCCAAATTCTAGTTTAGTTACATACGCTTGGTTTGGTTTGCTAATATGGACGAGCATTGTCCAATTTTTAAAATTCGGCATAGGAAACACCCCCCGTCATGTTTTTTAAGTACCTAGCCAAAAAATTTTTTATATATAAAATTTTCGTTTTCCTATATACTTCGCTGATCATCACTCATCTAGCATTGGACATAAATGCAACAACTACAAGTTGAGCCTGATTTATCGATACCATTTCCGGAAGACAATTCGACCCTAGCAAACTTTAGGGAACGGGCAGAAGCAGCCTGCAAAACAGCAGATTTATTAGAGCTTGACGTTGAACCCACAGAAGAAGACCTGCAGGTAGCAGAGACTGTTGCCTATGCTGTGGCGCAAGATGAAGACAAAGTAAATAAGAAGCTAACCTCAAAAAAGGCATCCCAGCTAAAACCTGCTACGTATTACCAAGTAAATGGCATCCTTAAAGAGTTTTCGACAAAAGTTGTTGAGAATGCGACCCAGATTCGCCTATTAGTAACAAATAAGTTACTACTTGAGTCAGACAACGAGGACCCTAAGATCCGTATCCGTGCCTTGGAATTACTGGGTAAGATCACTGACGTGGGCTTATTTACCGAGAAATCTGAAGTTACTATTAACCACCGGTCAAACCAAGAATTAATGGACAGTTTGCGGGCTAAGATCCACAAATTGATGGCGCCTACTGAGGCAGAAGACGTAAAAACAATCAAAGTAAACGGGGAAACCGTGGATTTAGACGCAGAGCTAGGTGTTGTAAACGAGGAAAAAACCGAGGAAATCAAAGATGACGGCGACAGCAAACCAGCTTGAGAGCCTCACCGATGAAGAACTTCAGTTCTTATTGGACAATTTAGACAAATTTGATGAAGTAGACGCTGAAGAGACAGAACTCGTACTTGATGAAGTACACAGGCGCAAAGAAGCCAAGGCTGCTAGAGAAGATTTAATAGAGTTTTGCCAAAAAATGCAGCCAGATTATCAAGTTGGCAAGCACCACCGCAGGTTGGCAAACCTCCTTATGGAGATTGCTGAGGGTAAAAAGAACCGAATTGTGGTCAATATACCCCCACGACACGGTAAATCCCAGCTTGTTTCTATCTATTTCCCTGCATGGTTTTTAGGCAAACACCCCGATAAAAAAGTTTTAATGGTCTCCCACACGACTGATCTTGCTGTGGACTTTGGACGGAAAGTGAGGAACTTAATTGATACGCCCATCTATAAACAAATTTTTCCAACCGTCACTTTGGCGCAAGATAACAAGTCTGCTGGGCGTTGGAATACTAATGTTGGTGGTGAGTATTTTGCTTGTGGTGTGGGTTCTGCCCTTGCTGGTCGTGGAGCTGATCTATTACTGGTGGACGACCCCCATAACGAGCAAGACATCATCAATGGGAACTTCGATGTATTCGAGAAAGCGTATGAATGGTTCACCTACGGAGCAAGAACACGCTTGATGCCGGGTGGTAGAGTCGCTATAGTACAGACTAGGTGGCATCAGGATGACCTGACAGGTAAGGTTGTTCGGGATATGACCCAGAATGATGAAGCGGACCAGTATGAGCTTGTTGAATTTCCAGCGATCTTTAATGAAGGAACAGATAAAGAAACAGCTTTGTGGCCAGAATGGCTGCCATTGGCCTCTTTGCGTCAAACTAAGGCTTCTATGCCTGTGTTCCAGTGGAACGCTCAATACCAACAAAACCCAACAGCCGAAGAAGCTTCCGTTGTAAAGCGAGATTGGTGGAATTGGTGGAAAAAAGAAGAACCACCGCAGTGTGAATACGTAATTATGAGCCTAGACGCTGCCGCAGAAACGCATAATCGTGCTGACTTTACTGCAATAACGGTTTGGGGGGTGTTTTTTAACGAAGAAACCGACGCTCACAACATTATTTTGTTGAATTCTATTAAGAAAAGATTAGAATTTCCAGAATTAAAGGATTTAGCGTGGAGCGAGTGGCAAGAATGGCAGCCCGATGCGTTCATTGTGGAGAAAAAATCGGCAGGAACAGCGTTATACCAAGAATTACGGCGTACAGGCATGCCTGTTACAGAATACACACCCCATAGGGGTAGCGGTGACAAATTAGCTCGGTTAAATAGCGTAGCGGATATTGTAAAAAGTGGCTTAGTGTGGGTTCCTGAGACACGTTGGGCTGAAGAAGTGGTTGAAGAGATTGCGGGTTTCCCATTTATGAGTCATGATGACTTGGTAGACTCAACAGTAATGGCACTAATGCGCTTTAGACAAGGTGGATTTATAAAATTACCGAACGATGAACCGGATGAATTAAAACTTTTTAAAAGTAGACGGTTCAAAGGATATTATTAAGGATAGATTATGTCGATTGAAAAAAGTCTGTATCAAGCTCCTGTTGGATTGGATTCTATTGTTGAAGAAGAACCAATTGAGATTGAAATTGTAGATCCAGAGTCTGTAACAATTGGCATAGACGGCATGGAAATTGAGATTGAGCCTACAAAAGAAACAGCCGATGATTTTAATGCCAACCTTGCGGAGTACATGACCGAAGGGGAATTAACAGAGATTGCTGGCGACTTATTAGGCGATTTTGAAGAAGACATATCCGCCCGCAAAGACTGGATCCAAACCTATGTAGACGGTCTAGAACTTTTAGGTATGAAGATCGAGGAACGCACAGAACCTTGGGAAGGCGCTTGCGGTGTATACCACCCACTTCTATCTGAAGCCCTTGTTAAGTTCCAAGCAGAAACAATTATGGAGACTTTTCCAGCAGCCGGTCCAGTAAAGACAGTGCTGGTTGGTAAAGAAACCCCAGAGAAAAAAGACGCAGCACAACGAGTTCAAGATGACATGAACTATCAGTTGACAGACGTTATGACTGAATACAGACCTGAACATGAGCGCATGATTTGGGGACTAGGACTCTCAGGTAACGCCTTTAAGAAAGTTTATTTTGATCCTGCACTTGATCGTCAAGTGTCAATGTTTATCCCTGCAGAAGACATTGTTGTTCCGTATGGAGCCTCAAGTTTAGAACAGTCCCCCCGTGTAACGCACGTGATGCGTAAGACTGAAAACGAAGTAAAACGACTTCAGTTTGCAGGTTTTTATAGAGATATTGATCTAGAGACCCCAAGTGGATCTTTAGATGAAGTTGAAAAGAAAATTGCGGAAAAGATGGGTTTTCGTGCGACTTCAGACGACCGCTACAAACTTTTAGAGATGCACGTAGATCTTGATTTACCCGGTTATGAAGACAAAGACAAGGATGGGAACCTAACTGGAATTGCTCTACCCTATGTTATAACGATTGAAAAAGGAACTCAAAATGTCCTATCAATCCGCAGAAACTGGAGACCAGAAGATGACACTCATCAAAAAAGAAACCATTTTGTACATTATGGATATGTTCCGGGCTTTGGCTTTTATTGTTTTGGGCTTATTCACCTTGTCGGCGCTTTTGCTAAGTCTGGTACTTCTCTTATTCGGCAACTCGTGGATGCTGGAACCCTCGCAAACTTGCCAGGCGGCTTTAAGACCCGTGGCTTGCGAGTCAAAGGTGATGACACCCCGATAAGTCCAGGTGAGTTTAGAGATGTAGACGTACCGTCAGGAGCAATTAAAGACAACTTAATGACCTTGCCATACAAAGAACCAAGTCAGGTTTTATATCAACTGCTTGGAACTATTGTTGAAGAAGGTAGACGTTTTGCATCAGCAGGGGACATGAAAGTATCTGACATGAGCGCTCAAGCTCCTGTAGGCACAACCCTAGCAATTCTTGAAAGAACTTTAAAAGTAATGAGTGCAGTGCAGTCCCGCATTCATTATTCAATGAAGCAAGAGTTAAAACTTCTTAAAGAGATTATTCGTGATTACACGCCTGAAGAGTACAACTATGAGCCTGAAGAGGGCAGCCGCAAAGCGAAGAAGAGCGACTATGACATGGTTACGGTCATTCCAGTCTCAGATCCGAATGCAGCGACGATGGCGCAAAAGATCGTACAGTACCAAGCAGTACTCCAATTGGCTCAAGGTGCGCCTCAGATCTACAATTTACCGCAATTACACCGCCAGATGCTCGACGTCCTTGGAATCCGAAATGCACAGAAGCTTATCCCGCTACAGGAAGACCAGAAACCAAAAGATCCAGTCACAGAAAATATGGATGTGTTAATTGGTAAACCACTTAAAGCGTTTATTTACCAAGATCAAGATGCGCATTTAATGTCTCACAATAGCTTCTTGCAAGACCCCATGACACAGCAAATGATTGCTCAAAATCCGATGGGGCAGCAAATTGTAGCGGCGTTGCAGGCTCATATTGCGGAACATTTTGGCTTTAAATACCGTCAACAGATTGAACAGCAAATGGGTGCGCCAATTCCTTACCTTAAAGATGAGGACGAAACAATTCCTGAGGAATACGAAGTTCAGTTGTCTAGATTGGTAGCTCAGGCTTCTACTCAGTTGTTACAACAGAACCAAGCTCAAGCTGCTCAGGCACAAGCTCAACAACAGATGCAAGATCCAATCATCCAGATGCAGATGCAAGAACTCCAAATTAAGCAGCAGGAAGTTCAGCGTAAAGCACAAAAAGATCAGACAGATGCTCAGTTCAAAGCACTGGAATTGGCTCTAGAAGAAGAGAAAATGAAAAACCAAGTAGAGCTTGAAGGTAACAAACTTGGAGCTAAGATTGCTAAAGAGAGGGATGAGCTAGACCGTAAAGAGCAGATAGAAGGTACTAAGATGGGTATCGATATGGCAAACAGAAAAGACAAAGTTGATGTCCAAAAAGGTCAAATAGCTGCACAGCTAATAGCTGCTCAAATGAATACTTCTAAACAGAAAAAGGATAACAAATGACAGGGTTAGATTTACTTGGCAAACAGTTAGACGAGAAGACGAATCAGTTAAAAGAAGCGGTGGTTTTAGGTAACTTAGACCACATCCAGTACCAAAGGCTTTGCGGGGAGATTAGAGGTCTGCTCATTGCAAAGGGTTACGTATTAGACCTCAAAGACAAACTGGAGAACACTGATGAGTGAAACGATCGACTTAAATAAGGCGGTGGATTTGGCGCAGCTGCTTGATAAGTCAAACGAAGAAAAGGCAACACAACTACCTAAACCTTCTGGATACCGCATTTTATGTGCTATTCCTGAGGTTGAGAAAGAGCATGACGGAGGGATTTTAAAAGCAGACGAGACCCTACGATATGACGAACTTTTGACAACGGTGTTGTTTGTAGTAGATCTAGGTCCAGATTGCTATAAGGATCCAGCACGGTTCCCAACGGGGGCTTGGTGTAAAAAAGGTGATTTTGTCCTTGTAAGACCAAATGCTGGTACTCGGTTAGTAATTCATGGGCGAGAGTTTCGCATCATTAATGATGATTCCGTAGAAGGTGTAGTTGACGATCCTCGTGGCATTAAACGTAAATAAGGAGCAGACGATATGGAAAATTACAAATTTCCTGATGAAATAGACGAAGTAAAAGATGAGGGTAAACCCGTAGAAGAGGAAGCAGAAGCTAAGGGTAAACCCGT